TCAGGTGTTACTCCCGCAGCTCCGCCTGGCTCAGGACCTGGTGGTGGTGGTGGCGGTGGCATTGGTTCTCCTCCTTCGTCACCTCCAGGAGGTGGTGGGGCTCCTCCCGCGTTTGCGGTTGACCCTGATTTATTACCGTATAGTTTGTCAACGTTATCGAAGATACCTGAATGAGTAATGATTGTTGCAGTATTAGTTAACTCAGCTCCAACCGCTTTTTCAATACGTTGTTGTTGTAAATCAAGTTTAATTTCTTCATCAGAGAATCCTAATACATGTTTTTTCGCCCATGATACTGATACAGGTGCAATACCTTCGATAGAGGTAACCGCGTCTTTGTAAAGTAAAATCTTTTCTTTCCACAAATCAACTTTTAATAAATCCGCTTGAGAAGATGGGTTAGTTAACCCTAATGTAAAGTTTGATAACTCGTCTTCAAATCCTAATAAAAATAGGTGGATAATTGCAATTTTATTTAATTCAGCAATCATACATTTTTGAATTCTATTAATAGTTCTTGCAAAACGTATATCCATTAATGATAAATCTTTACCTCCACCAACAGGTTCTTCAAAACCTAAGAAAGCTTTAGGTACACGTAGAGCGGTTAACAATTTCTTTTGAATATATTCGATATCCGCAATTTCAGATAAGTTAGTTGCTCCGGGTAAGGTATCAATTGGGTTTGGTGCCGCAGCGTCTCTTACAGGGATAAAGTAATCTTGGTCAACCGCCATTTGGTTGAAACGTAAATCTACATTACCTGTTTTACTATCTACGACTTGGTCTCTTTTAAATTTGTTTGCAACACGTTGTACATACGGCTCAACGTCTTTATCGTCCATGTTACCAACAAATACTTTGAATACTCTTCTTTCAGGTGCTCTTGATGTTCTATAAATTAACATCGCGTCTTCAGATAACAATAATTGTTTCCAAATACGTCTTGCTTTTTCTAACATCGAAGTACCATAGGGAAGTTTTCTATCGTCACCTAATAATCTAAAGTGAGCAATCTCCCATGAATTAAATTCCATCGCTTTGGCTTTCCAATTAAATCTTAAACCTTTGTTTTCAATAGGTTCATCGATATTTTGTTTTGCCGCTTGAGCTGGCATACCTCTTTCCAAACGTTCTATCTCAATATTTGGAAGTTGCATACAACCAACAATACCTTTATCCGAATCTAATTTTAGGTAGACGAAGTTATCGCCATATTTGCAAGTATTTCTCACCCACATAGGTAAGTTTGTATTAACATCCATAACGTTATTAAACAAATCGGCTAGTATTGATTTGATTCTTTTTGATTCGGAATAGATTTGTAACATATATCCGTTCTCATCAACCGTTGTTGATTCTTCACCATAAATGTCTAATGCTGCGGAAATTTCTGGCGTATATTCCATACTTTCGTAATCATAAAACGACGCCAATCTTGTTGGTTCATAATAAACCGATTGGGTATACATGTTACTTTCAATCTTTGTCCACTGATTCGCTAAATAATAAGTTTGTTGTGCTTGTAATAACTCTTTATCGTATTCTTGTTTAGAAGTGGTCTTTAATAAGTCTTTTCTATCAAACTTATATGTTGGGTAATCTTGATTTAATAGGGCGTTAGGTCCAAATGCGTGAGATAACTTTTGCCATACTGTTAAATTTCCATTGTCGTTATTTTCCATGTAAATATTTTAATTCTGTCTATAATAAATATACGAAACATTTAAAGTAACTGAATGGTTATTATTATGATTGAAGATTTGTTATATAATACATCAAACCATCCTCCATTTATAATTTTTAATTATAATAATTCTAAAGCGCTTGAGTTGTTGTTGTTGTTGTGTAGCAGGGTGGGGGCCAACAAGGAGGTCCTGATGGTGGTGGCGGTGGTGGTGGTGGCAGTCCTGAAGTCAGAGTATTAGTAGGTGTATTTGTTGGAGTTTCGGTGTTAGTAGGTGTTATTGTTGGAGTCAGAGTGTTAGTAGGTGTTATTGTTGGAGTTAGAGTATTAGTAGGAGTTATTGTTGGAGTTAGAGTATTAGTAGGAGTTATTGTTGGAGTTATTGTTGGAGTTAGAGTATTAGTAGGAGTTATTGTTGGAGTTAGAGTATTAGTAGGAGTTATTGTTGGAGTTAGAGTATTAGTAGGAGTTATTGTTGGAGTTAGAGTATTAGTAGGTGTTATTGTTGGAGTTAGAGTATTAGTAGGGGTATTTGTTGGAGTATTAGTAGGTGTTGGAGAATGGGTAATACTTGGCGTAGGAGTTTGTAAAGGGGGTGTTTGTGAAGGTCTCGGAACTCTATTTTTTTGTTCATTAACCTGTAATTTATACCCCGTAAAACTCTTAACGGTAAAAATCCCTTGTCCTGGAACATTTAACTTACTACCCGCAAATAAATTACCTGATTTTTTTCTTAAATTCCTACCCATAATTATAAATATTAACGGCCACCAAATAACCATCCGTATTTCGCATATTCTTCACGACCAACATTAGTGTTTGGGAATTGGTTAATTTTGTCTCCTCCATAAGGTATCACAGGATTGAATTCAATTTGTTTACTAGCGGAGTGGTTATTATTAACCGACCAAGAATCTAACATTGCTTTAGTGTGTTCAGTTACTTTAGTTAAATTACTAAAAGATGATTCTGCAACATATGTTGCCATAGCAACAGACATAATTAAATCATCATGGTGACCTTTTTGATGGTCAGGTCTACCATTCATGTAAATGAACGTATTCATCTCATTATAGAGTCTTGCACTATAGATTTTAAAATCATGTCTCATGACCTCTTCAAAAGAGGCAATGATTTGAACTCTCTTATTATTAAAATTTATTCCAGGAATTTTTTCTAACGCTTTAGGGTCGTACTTCCATTTGTTCGCACTATCCACACCATCAACATAAAGATTCTTGTATCCCATTTCCTGCATCTTTCTTGCGGTTGAAACTCCCATTCCTCCTGTAATATCTATTACAACAAAACAAGAATACATATTAGCCCATTTGTAAGAAATCTCGGCCATAGTGTCAGGAGGTAATTTACCAACATATTCGGCAACTTGTTCTCTCGTATCAAAATCGATTATTTGAAATGAGCTAAAATCCTCACTATCTCCACGACTGACATCGACGCCCATAACATACTTGTGACCAATAACAGGTTCTTTCCATATCCATAAGGCGTTACCCATCATTTTGGTTTGGGGTTCAGTTATCATATTTTCACGAATCTTTTGCAACAATACCGAATCAAATACGTTATCACCTGACCCCAAAAAATTACACTCCAACTCTTGTGACACTTTTCTTTTATCGTATTTAAGTTTTTTAACCATTCCCTCAAACCAAGAAGAACAAGGTTTATATCCCTCGTCCATAATTTCTCTAAGTTTAATGTAGTCTCTGTCCTCAAATGAAACATCACCCCAACTTATAATATTATCTTTATTGTATTCTTCTTTGTTTAACAAATAATGAATAATATTATCTGTCTTAACAAGATATAAATCTTTAGTATATCTTGGGTCTCTATACCAAAACATTTCAGTGATTTTAAAATCGTTCATGTTTCTTAATGCTTGGTCATAGATTTCATAATAAATTGCGTCATAACCATTCGGTGTTGAAACGACAATCACTTTACCCCCTGTAGATAGGGATGCCATACAAGCAGGCCAAAAATCACTATCGGCCTCAATAAAGGCCGCCTCATCAAATATTAATATTGTCGGCGTAAATCCACGTAAAGCATCCTTTGAGGTCGCAACCGCTTTAACTTCACATCCGTTAGTTAGTTTATAATGTTTTTGGGAGTTCTTATCAAGTGAGAATCCCGCGTTAGTCCATGATGGCCATTGGTTAACAAACGCTTTAATTTTATTTGCCATCTCAAGTGAAGTATCTAACTTATTGGCAATAATTAGAATTTTTTCAGGTCTTTCTTTTTTAGCAAAAACTAATTTTTTCGACGCCCATGCTGCGGTTACTGTTGTAACTCCTGCCTGACGGTATTTTAATGCAATATTTTCATTATAGTTCTCATAATCCTCTAACAAAAAAATTTGGTCAGGGAATAATTCCAATGGAACATATTTAGATACTGTGTTATCATATGTTTGCAAGTACGTTTTTAACGCATAAGGCGTGTCCCTCATACATTTTACATACTCCATTAATAACTGTTCTTTAGTTAAACTCATAAAACCATTTTTATATAAATATCAAACCCCCCATTTAAATTAATAAATGAGGGGTTATATAAATTCAATCCTTATTTTAAAATCCTAAAGAAGATATGTCAATATCGTCTAAGTTATCGTCTCCGTCAGGCATACTATCTTCGTAATCTTGTTTCTTTAAATCCTTAACAATTTCATCAACCATTTTTTGGATAAATTGGGTTCCTTGTGGGTCACCATTTAAAATTAATTTTGCAACCCTAAAAAATTCTTTAGCGTCCAATTTAGAGAATCTCATGAAAAGATAATGTTGGATATGTTTCATATCGTCTTCAAATAATTCCGATGGATATGTTGCGACAAATTTTTCCCAAAATACAGGTCCCAATCTTGAGTCCCAAATCTCGGCAGGTAATGTGTCTTCAGCATTCATAACCAATTCTTGTTGTTTAGGGTCATCAGGTAAACCATGTGTACCGAATACCTCATAAACACCTTTTACTAATTCGTGAATAAGTAATGGAAATGTTGCCGCTCTTGCTTTAACTGTTGGTGGGTCAGTTTCTTCATCAACTTCACTTTGACCCATTTGTCCACTACCTGAACCTGCCATACCTTCCATATCAGGATATATCCAATACATGTGTTCCATTAATGATTGTGTTACACCGTAAAGGTTTAACAATTGTGGGTCTAATCTATTTAATTCTTCACCAACCAAAACATACATATGGCCACCTTTAAACGCCGCCCCTTGTATTAATGAGTTAATAAATCTTCTTTTTGCTTTTTCTAAATTGAATTGTTCGAACGCATCTGCAAAATTTAACAAATCTTCAGTATGTTCCTCCGCCTCTTTAAATGCGTCTTCAACTTCTTCTTCTTCAGGTTCTTGAGGCTCTGTTCTCATACCTTCGGCAGCACTCATACCACCATTAACTAATTTGGCGTCAAACTGTAACGACCCTTTAGGGATTCCAAGTTCTTTCTTAACTAAATCAATCGCTAAATTTTCAAGATACTCTTTGTTTTGACTTTCAATTCTTGAGATTTCTCGTAAACCTCCCATAGCCATACCCACAAGGTTCGTTAAAGGATTTCTACCTTGTAATGGTGCCGTGTTACCTAAATAACGTCTAACCTTGTCTACAGAGTCTTTAAATCGTTTTGACGATACAACCGCAATAAAGTCTTTATCACCACCTGGCATCGCAGGATGTTCGTGATACGGTGTTTGTTTCGAGGTAATCTTTCGTTCAATACCCGGTTCCATTCTTTCAGGCCCTTCGTAATCAATCGGAGCTTCTCTTAAACTTGATTTAATTTCAGTTAAAAGAGAACGTTCTTTATTTGTTAAACCTTCAGACAAAGATTTTTTTTCTAACTGTCTTTTTGCTTTTAATATTTTTTCCATTTTTAAATTCAGGCTCATATTATTTTAATTTAATTCCGATTGATTTAAATGATAGCCAACTTGGCAATTCTCCTTTGGATGCCTTAGGTGCTTTCGCGGGTCCTGGTTTAGGACTATAAGGAGTTTCAGGCTTATTCGGTTTCGTCACAGGTTCTTTTATTCTTGGTTTTGAAGGGGCGACATCTTGTTCGTCAACTTCATGTTTGTGTGCCTTTGGGGCCTTTGCAGGACCTTCTTTTGGTTTATAAGGTGTGCCAGGTTTTTCCTTAGTTTTTTCTTTTTCCTTTTCCTTAGTTCTTTCTTTTTCCTTAGTTCCTTGTTCAGACACCAAAGATAAAAAATCTTTTTTAGACATCTTAGGAGTAATGTGTTTTTCAACTAATCTCACGATTCTTTTCTCAAGTTCACTTTCACCCATACTAACACTTGGTGAAATTTGGTTTAAATTCTTTTTATTCAATCCTGCGGCAGTGCTTAGAACTTTTTTATAATAGTCTCCCATATCAAATGTTTCTTTTGTTTCTTTCTTCTTTTCAGGTAATTTTTTAAAATTTGTTTTCTCGGCAAATTCTTCGGCCATTTTACACCATTTTTTTTGTTCTTTGGTTTTACCATCACCACATTTTGCAAAGAAATATTTTTGTTGTTTTTTTGA